AATGTCACCAGCGGTTCCAAGGGTCTGGCATTTCTCGCTCAGAATCAGGGGTCTTCCATATATGGAAGCTGGTGCTGCCCCTGCCATGTTGTTCATCATCACAGCAGACCCACCCGTGCCAACGCTTCGGGACATACTTACAATCTGGGGCAGGGTATCGGGATGTGCAAGCCAGACTGCTCTGCCACGGCTGGAGGGGAGCATCCTTGAGTACATCTTATCTACATTCTCAGCCACTATTGTTGTCGCTGCTTGACCCGTCTCCTTGGCTACAGTCACCAGAGCATCGGCATTTAGTATGCCGACGGGCTGTCCTCCACCGATGCCGTTTATGAAGGCATCGTCCTCAAAGTAACTTAGCGCACTTGGGAACAACCTGAGAAGCAACGCCTCAAGAGAGATTGCTGCATCTGCCAGGAGTTCGTTGGCTGCACTGGTGTAGCCTGTCAACTTCTTGGCTGTTAGCTGCACCCTGCCGAAACTAGGCTCGCTGCTTGTGTAGCTTCCGCTCTCAGGAGTCCAGTATCCTCTTACCCCACCATGCACGTTTGTCGCATGGGTGGTGTCCACTATGGTCGGTAGCGCAAGACTCAGCGATGTCATCGGGAGCCTGAACGCTCTTGAGCGTACCACTGAATCCTCCAAGGCTAGGGCCAACAGTTGCGTGGTGAATTGCTCTGGAACCAAGAAACCGCCTTGGTCGCCCTGCCCCTCACCCAATACCTTGAGTCTTGCATCAAATCCGCTACGGCTGATTGTCCCTGGGGCCATTGTGGTCAAGAACTCACCAAAGGATTTGAACTGTCCATCCATCCCCTTGGCTTCACGAGCGAGGTCAATCTTGGCCTCGTCTTTGCCTACCCATCCACCGCCGAACTCTTTGCCCTGCATGGTCACGCCCTCTGCAATGGCTTCCTCTGACATTGGGGGTCGGCGTACTGCGCCTTCCTGCAATGCGCTCGCCATCTGTTCTCGGACGGCCTCGCCAAGAACTTCCTTGGAACGGTTCCCTACATAGTCATGGAATCGCTCTGGGCTGTTCAGTAGTTCTTCCAGTTCTGCCTGAGTCTGTATATTGTCGGACATCGTTAACGTCCCTCCCTGTAATCTGGTATAGCCTGTCTCATAGCTTCTCTGACGATGCTTTCAGCGTCAGGTAACGAAACCGTTCTGGTGTGCTGACGAGTTGGCATCAGCTTCTGTAAATCGTCCTTGATAAGAGCCACAACCTTGAGGGCAATGGCATCTATGTCTATAGGTTCTGGCGGTAGCTGAACCTCTACCAATTCTTTTGCCATGTCTCCTAGCATCTCCTCCACTAGCCCCTCTACCCCTGGATGCAGGTTCATGCCCTTCATCGCCTGTAATGCCTGTGGGTTGGATGGCACGGTTACCTGTGACACCTCAAGCAGTTCCTGACCTTGGAACTCATAGGACAGGTTGCCATTATCTTCTATTTGTTTGGCTTTGCTCATATCAGGGACAAAGCCAACAGAGAAAGCAGCCCTGCCCTTAGAGGCAAGTTTGAATCCCCAATCGGCCTCTTCGTTGCCCTCTCCGATATAGTATTTCGCCTCACCTACCAGTTCTGTCCCCTCGACCTTCATCTGCGTCCACTCGCCAATCTGGTTCGTGAGGCCACGGTAATTATGGCTCGATAGGAGGATGGGGTGAGTGGAGAAGTGGGTTAAGTCCCAACCGTTTTGACGCACAATATCCCCATCCCTGTCTACGTCCTCTGTGGACACAACAGCACTGATTAACCCTTCTTGCTCATTCAGTAACTTGAGTGCTGTGGGGCGCACAAACTTTACGATGTGGGTCATCCTGTCACTCCTTATCTCTGGGGCCGAGGCTGGCTCAAACTGCCGCCCTTCGTGGTCTGTTCAATGCCGTCTGGCATCGCCTGCCTGCCACTGGTCTTTCGGGTAACGCATAGCCTGTAACTCTGCACTGTCCCCCGTGATCCCCCAGAGCGCATCTATCCTTTTCCCGTCATGCTGCTTCCAGTTATTCTCACGGCGAATCCTGTCATACCCATCGGGTGACTCAAGTCGGCAACTATGTTCGTTTGCGAATGGCATCGTATATAATACAAAAAGCCCATCTAAGCTAGGCAGTCTTGCCGCTCAAATGGGCCTCAAATGGGCCTCTGGGTCTATTCAGTTTGAAACAAGATAGCACCCCGTTAAAAGCCTGTCAAGCTGTCCTCTCCTCCTTGCAATGCCGACAGTGTATACGGGTTCCTGTGTGGACATCTCGACCCAGTAACCGCTTACAGCCAGAGCAACGGAAGTCCTGTAGGATGGCTGGGCTGTATGCCCTATCCTCTGGGCGTATTCCAGCAAAAGGTATCTCCACATCAGCACCTAGTTCGCTCGTCCTGTACCGCACATTGCAGCGGCAGTTCTGGTGCTGGGGTATCGTATCAACCCCAGAAGGAAACGGGTCGCCTATCGGAATCCACCCCTTGCCCTCATTGAGTGAACAAAAGTCAGAAACCCCATCATCCCCCTGCGTGACCCATCGTTTCTCGTCTCTGCCCTGATGCTCCGCTGCCTTAAACGCCCCCTGCCCCAGTGCCGTCGCTGTTTCGGTACGGGCGATGACCATAGCCCTTGCAGGACTCAGGGCATCCAGCACCTTAATCTCTCTGACGATTGACCCGACTGACTGCCCATCCCGTAGGGCATTGCCCACCACCTCACGCACCCTGTCCCTGGTGGTATTGGTGATGTTAAGGATTTGCTCGGCCCCCCGTGTCCTTGCATACTCCTCGGCCTCTCGCTGCACTATGCCCATCGGCCCAGCAGGGAACTCGGCCACAAACGACGCTGCATAGGCTCTGGTCAGTTCTTCGACAAACTCGTCCAGGTACTTGGCTTCCCAGTTCCAGTCAAACCCGTCCACATCGGCAACGTCTAACTTGGTGACAATCATGCCAGTTCCTCCAGATAGGCGACTAGGTTATCCCGTTCATTGCGGAACCGTCTGACCCATCGGGCCTCCATAGAATCCTCCTCCTCATTCACTTCCTGAGGATGCACATCGCTCGCCGCTTTCTGCATCATATCCTCTAGGGCAAAGGCCACAGGTGCTGCGGATGGGGCCATGAACTCATCCCCCCCATCGGCAGCTTCGCCGTAACCCAGCAAGGCACGGCTCTCGTTACGGGTTAGGAACCCACCCTTGAAACCCGTGTCAGCAATCCTTAGATGTAGTTCACGGTTTTCAGGTCTGGGGTCGGCATAGTCCAGCATCAGGGTTCTATCCATGCTGTGGACTAGACGTTCATTGACCGCCTGTTTGATACGCTCCAACAGGGGCTTCAATATCCACCGCCCAAACATCACATCCCCTGCCTCGGCGTTGGCCCTGTTTACGCTCTCCGTCACTCCCATAACAGAGGCAGGGATACCAAATGCCCCAAGGATAATGTCTCTGTTTAATTTGCGTAGTTGCTCCATCTGCATATCCCGTTGGCTGAATTTCCTATCAACCCACTTCCCCCTCTCCAGCACCGCTACCCTGTGAGCGTTAGCAACCCCCTGGTGTTGCTCACCCCATCGGGTCACTAACCGTTCAAAGTCCGCATCACTCATTCCCTCATCGAACTGGAGGATGCCCCCAGGCATGGCCCCGTTGGAGAAGAAGTTGCGTGTCCATTGCGCTGCCATCTGTTCCGCACCCAAGTCCATTAACAAGGATTGCACAGTTCCGATACCACGATAAGGGTCTACGGGGCTGGGTCGCCTGATGAAGATGACATCCTTCCTCTGGAGAGGTATCTGCATGGTTCCGATGCTGTAAATGTACCCTGCGACAAACTCCGAAACGTGCGGCACTGGGCGAATCCTGTCTGGGCGTATAGGCCACAGTTCCACGGGTCTGCCGCCAGCGTTGCGAACTATCAACCACCATATCTCGCCCGTCAGTTCAAAGTGCTGCACAGATGTCTCGATAAACTCATGCCTCGTATAGAACGGGTTGACCGATCCCCACAAATCTATAATAGGATGCTGTAGCACTTCCTGCTGCTCATTATTCGGCATGCGCCGATAGAGGCTCCACGACACGGCAGCGGTTGATGCCGCTATCCTGTCCACCACAGCAAAGAGCCATGAGGTCTGGGTCATGGCTTGCATCTGGGAGAGTTGGTTCGGTACACCTCCACCCACGCCAAGTCCCGAC